ACTACAGATTGTGGACGAACATACGATACTGGAGATATCCACATTCACCTCAAGGAAGAACTCGTATGCCGCGTCAGATGGTAACCACGATGACTTGATGATGAACCTTGTGATGTTTGGTTACTTTGTATCGACTCAATACTTCTTAGATATGACAGATATAAATCTAAAGGAGATGATGTTTGAAAAAAGGATGAGAGAGATTGAAGATGATATACCTCATGTAGGATTTATTGATGACGGAATCGAGGAAGTTCATATTGCTAATGAACCTAAAAGTCCTTGGACAGTCGTAGATGATTGGTAATCTATAATATATTGTTTGTATAAATAGAAGTATTGAAACAAAAAACGTATTATGATTAACTTATAATTAGATAACTATAAAGGAAAAGTAAATGGCACTTTTTACACCCTCTGCTTCCCCTGCTGTAACAGTTAAAGAAATTGACTTAACGGGTTCAGTCCCGAACGTTCAATCTTCGACTGGTGCATTTGTTGGGAATTTCGGATGGGGTCCAGTTGGAGAAGTAAAACTAGTATCAGATGAGAATGGTCTTGTCTCTAGGTTCTCTGCACCCACCGATGATAATGCTGTAGATTTTCATTCTGCCGCATATTTCTTACGATATTCTAATGCTCTCTATGTTGTTCGTGAACAAGATACCGACGCAAAGAATTCGTTAGCAAGTCACAGTGATGTCACACTCACTAATCAAACACTAAACAACCTAGACGCATTTGAAAATGCGACTATTGACGCAACAGATGGAGTATTCCTTGCAAAATACCCAGGCGTCATAGGAAACTCACTAAAAGTTTCTATCGTTGGTTCACATGACGATGCAAGTGGAGCAACAAACTTCAACGCATGGACATACAAAGGTAAGTTCGATGCAGCTCCAGGCACGTCTGATTTCGTATCCAAATTAGGTGGTAAGAATGACGAAATCCACATTGCGGTCATCGACGAAGATGGTCTCATTTCAGGGGTCAAAGGTGAAGTTCTAGAAACATTCCCATTCCTATCTGTTGCAAGAAACGCAAAGAATCCAGATGGTTCAACAAACTACTACAGAGAAGTATTGAAAAATAAGTCTCAGTGGATATATGCTGGTGTAGGTCACGTTGGTTCAAGTGCTGCACTCTCAGATTTCGCTGGTGCTACTTGGGGTACTAACGCAACAACAGGCGCAGAAGATTTTAAATCTGACTATGCTTGGGGTACTGCACAATCCGAGTGGTCGTTCACAGGTGGTGTAACATCTGCTTCATTAGGTACAGACGATATACTAAGAGGATTTGATAAGTTTGAAGATGTAGACAGTATTGAATTAGATTTCCTTATTGCACCAGATTCACTTTTAACCTCAACCGCAACAACAGTTGTAAATGACCTTGTTTCTATTGCAGAAGCACGTAAAGATTGTGTTGCAGTCGCATCACCTTCACGTACTGCAGTTGTAACAACAGGTACTAACGCTGCTGTTCTCGCATGTAACAACACATACTCCAAGTCAACATACTTCGTACAAGACAATAACTTCTTAAAAGTATATGACAAGTATAACGATAAGTACATCAAGATACCCGCTGCTTCATCAACCGCAGGACTTATGGCTGCAACAGACTTAACTTCAGCACCTTGGTTCTCACCTGCTGGTTCAAGACGCGGTAGATATCTTGGAATAACAGACATCGTTCTTTCTCCTACAAAGGCAGAGAGAGATGCGTTATACAAAGTAGGTATTAACCCGATTGCAAATATTCCTGGCGAAGGAGTAATTCTATTCGGTGATAAAACCAATTCAGCAAGACCAACAGCATTCGACAGAATTAATGTACGTCGATTGTTCTTGACCTTGGAACGCACAATTACTATCGCTGGTAGGGCAACAATGTTTGAATTCAATGACGAGTTTACTCGTGCAGAATTCGTAAATGTCGTTGAACCACTATTACGTGAAGTTAAAGGTCGTCGCGGTATAACAGACTTTAAAGTCTTATGTGACGCAACTAATAACACACCAGCTGTCGTAGATGCAAACAGATTTGTAGCAAGTATCTTCATCAAACCTGCACACTCAATTAACTTCGTAACACTTAACTTTGTTGCAGTTAGAACAGGTGTCGAGTTCGAAGAAGTCGTTGGTACGGTTTAAGGAGATATAGACAATGGCAATATTAGGTATAGACGATTTTAAATCCAAACTAAGAGGTGGTGGCGCTCGCGCTAATCTCTTTAAGGTGACTTGTAACTTCCCTGCATATGCGGGTGGTGATACAGAACTCACTTCATTCCTATGCACAAAAGCAGAACTTCCTGCTTCAACAATAGGGAATATTTCAGTTCCGTTTAGGGGTAGAAATATAAACCTTGCGGGTAATAGAACTTTCGGTGGATTACAATTAGATATATTGAATGACACTGATTTTAAATTACGCGATGCTTTTGAACGTTGGATGAATGGCATAAACGGTCATGAATCAAACACAGGTATAACGAACCCTCGCGATTATCAAGTTGATATGGTAGTGGAACAGTTAGACAAAGATGGTTCAACAATCAAAAGAATTGATTTCAGAGGTTGTTTCCCAACAGGTGTAGCTGCAATAGGATTAGATGCATCTGCATCGGATGCAGTTGAAACTTTTCAGGTAACTTTCTCAATCCAGTATTGGGAATCAAATACTACATCATAATATTATAGTTAATCTGATTATAAGTATATGAATAGGGACGGGGTTATTCCCCGTCTCTTATACCGAAGGGAACTTAGAAATAGGAAAATATAATGGCAGAAGAAAATAGTGGTTTAAAACTATTTGGATTTGAACTCAGAAGAGCAAAATCAAATTCAGAAAATGACAGAGAAAAGAAATTAGAAAACCTCCGTTCTGTAGTAGCGCCTGTAGATGAAGATGGGGCGGGTTTTGTTACTGCGTCTGGTTCACACTATGGTCAATACCTTGACATGGACGGTGGAAAGACAAAAGACAATCATCAGTTAGTGATGAAGTATAGAGGTGTTGCAGCTCACCCAGAAGTAGATGCCGCGATTGAAGATATCGTGAACGAATCAATAGTGGGTAGTGAACTAGATTCACCTGTATCACTAAACCTAGACAAGATAGAAGCAGCAGAAAAAATCAAAGAACTCATGCAAGATGAGTTCTCAAACATATGTGGCATGTTGAAGTTCAGCGATTTAGGACACGACATATTCCGTTCATTCTATGTGGATGGTAGAGTATATTTTCACCTTGTTGCAGATGAGAAGAATTTGAAGTTGGGTATCCAAGAGATACGTCCTGTTGACGCCGCAAAAATAAGAAAGGTGAGACAACTAACTCACAAGAAAGATGTTGCGACAGGGGCAGAAGTTGTAGATAAAATAAAAGAATTCTACATCTATCAAGAAAGCGCAGGAGCTGGACAGGGTATCAAACTTTCACCCGACTCAGTATCTTATGTAACATCAGGATTACTTGACCCCAGTAAGAAAAAGGTTGTGTCATATTTACACAAGGCACTCAAACCTATTAATCAATTAAGAATGATGGAAGACAGTCTTGTTATCTATCGCCTCGCGCGTGCGCCTGAAAGACGCATATTCTATGTTGATGTGGGTAACATGCCTCGTAACAAAGCAGAATCATATATGAAAGACATAATGTCTCGTTATAGAAACAAGTTAGTCTATGACGCGAATACAGGTAATCTGAAAGATGACCGTAAACATATGTCTATGTTAGAAGACTTCTGGTTACCAAGACGTGAAGGCACTAGAGGAACAGAAGTTGCCACATTAGAAGGTGGTCAAAACTTAGGTGCATTAGATGATGTTGTATATTTCCAAAAGAGAATGTATAGGTCATTGAATGTTCCTGTGAGTAGATTAGAACAAGATAATGGCGGAGGTGCATTCCTTCTCGGTAGTGTTTCACAAATGACCCGTGATGAAGTCAAGTTCCAAAAGTTCATTGACAGATTACGCAAAAGATTTTCAATGTTGTTCACGGGTATATTGAAGAAACAACTTATTTTAAAAGGTATCATAACAGAACAGGATTGGGAAAGTTGGAGAAATCATATTCAGGTTGACTTCAAAAGAGACAATCACTTCACTGAACTAAAAGACGCTGAGATACTGAACGCAAGAGTTAACGGTCTTGAAAACGTAAAAGAATATATTGGTGAATATTTCTCACGCGAATGGGTTATGAAGAATGTCATGCGTATGGATGATGAAGACATAAAACAAATGCAAGAACAAATTAAAAAAGAAAATGCAGTCGTAGATGTAAATGACCCTATGCATACACAACAACAACAACAAGATGACAATCAACAAGAAGAAGGTGATAACAATGAGTAATGAAGCATTAGCACAAATGATAGACCACATAGGTGATGGTCAATTGAATAAGGCGCAGGATATGTTTGATTCTATATTACAGGATAAACAATCGAACGCATTAGAGTCACAAAGAATATCTGTTGCAGGACAAATATTCAATGGAGAGACTCCAGATGCCGATATGGAGATATCTGACGAAGAAATAATCGCAGAAATCGAATAAAATAGTTAATTCTAAAGAAATAAATTTGTATAAATAGATGTATGAAAACTTATAAAAACCTCATAACAGAACTTGCGGGTCGTAAACCACAGGGAAAGGTTGTCTTTAAAAAGACCCTTAATAAAATTCCTGTACTTGTAACACAAGGAAAAGATGGTTTTGTTGCGTATGTTGATGGTGACCATTTAGACCACTATGACAACTTAAATGACGCAAAGAGGGCAATCGAAAAAGTTATAAAGGAATTGACCTAATGAAGTTAATTACAGAATTTACAGAGAATAGTACTCTACAATGTATCGTAGAGAAAAAAGAAGATGGCGAAAAGAAATACGTTATAGAAGGCGTATTTGCACAAGCCGATAAAAAGAATAGAAACGGACGTGTTTACCCTAAACCGATTATGGAGAAGGCAGTAAACAAGTACGTGGAAACCCAAGTTAGTAAAAAGAGGGCAGTCGGTGAGTTAAATCATCCCGAAGGACCAACTGTTAACTTGGATAAAGTTTCTCACCTAATCACTGACCTCAAGTTAGAGGGAATTGATGTGGTAGGAAAGGCACAAATATTG